TTAGATTTTTTCAATTATATCAAGTAATTCATCATCGCTTTTTTGCATTAAATGCGCGTAGGTTTTAAGTGTTTGTGAGGTTGTTGAGTGCCCAAGTCGTCTAGAAACGGCAATAATATTGGCTCCCTGGTTAATTAATATTGTAGCGTGTGAGTGCCTTAAATCATGTAATCTTATTTCCTTTACACCACTATCTCTAATTGCTTGTTTGAAGTGCCTTGTGAGCGTTGTTTTTGAAATAGGTTCAATGCCACCGAAAATGAACTCTCCTTCGAATTTGAGCACTTCTTTTATCTCTAGGGCCAACTCTTCATGAATCTTTACGATGCGACTGCTGCCTGCGGTTTTTAATGTTCTATATTTGTTATCTCGGATCATAAATGAATTATTCTTAACATCAAAGTCACTTTTAGTCATCATCCTCAATTCTTCTCGCCTTGCACCTGTATAGAAGAGTGATTTCACCAAAAGTCGAGTTGTTCTATTAGAAATGGAATCCAAGACTTTTGTCATTTCCTCAGCATCCCAAAAAGGGTGGTCAATCTTCTTCCGTTCTGGAATTGTTTCTAATAGTTTAGTGTTGTCCGGCAAATCATAATAAAGGTATGCGTGATGGGCTACTGCTTTAAGGTTTATTATAATTTTATTTTTGTAACCTATCGAATAATCTAAACTTAAAATATTGTTATAGACGTTCATCCAATCTTTTTTCGAGATACTCGTGTAACGTTTTGGAAGCATGTTCTTCCAGAATGTATTAACATAGTATAATTTTTCATTATAGGTTTTATTGGATATTCTCATTTTTACTGAGAGTAAATAAGAATCAAATACTTCTTGATAAGTTATAGAATCTCTCTCATGGGTATCGCTTTTGACTTGTCGTCTAAAATCAACTTCAAAATTCCTCGCTTCACTTTTTGTGTCGAAAAGCTTTTCTTTTGTTCGTACAGAACCTTCATCATCTCTATAATTAATTTTAGCTTTCCATCTACCAGAGTTTGTTTTTGTCACTGCCATTGCTATTAACCTCCATTTTTTGTAAAATTAAGGTACAACAAAAGGGAATCTGCGCGATTCTTAGTTGTACTTAGCACCGGTGACCGCCGGTGTTTTTTTTATTCGACTGGTAATTCTAGTTTTATTTTTAAGTCACCAAACATTTCAGGCTTAAAGTACATTGTTACTTTACTGCTTGATGATAATAATCCAAAGCTCTCTTCACCATGGCTTTTTGCACCGATTGGTGCTTTTTGTGGGAAAACGTTACTACCCGCTGGATAGGTTTCGGACACATTTCCTGATTCGTCAATCACACTAAAGTGACTTGAGAATATATACACATCTTCAGGATTTGCGATATTCTCGTAGGAGTAGTTAATAACGATGACCTGTTCTACTTCTTTTTCGGAAAATTGATTGCGTTCATCTGTTGTTTTTATGGAGTTCACAGTGAATGAGTAAAGATCTTTTCCTTTTTCAGAAATAATTATAGGCTCTCCAATTCCATATGATTTTTCTTGTTCATTCTCTTCTTGCACCACTGGCTTGTTATAAGATGTCGTAGTTTTTGATTTATCCGGTGTATCTGTTATTGGTGCTATGTTTTGTTTATTAGAATTTGCTGCTTGTATACCAACTAATATCGGTGCAGTAATAAGCACGATTCCAAATACAACTTTTACAATTTTATTATTGGCTATTGAATTTTTTCTATGGTTTAAAATTTCAGGATCACTATTTAAGTTTCTTGAATCTACTTTGAATGCTCCAACGAACGATAAAACTGCTTGCACAACGACAAATAGAAAATATAGAGGCATAAAAAGAATTGATACAATGTATAGAATACCACTTGTTAGCGCAGCCCATTTTTTATTAAAGTACCATCCTACAAATGAAAATATTAGAGCTGAAAGAACTGCTATTGCATGTGGTATCAATAAAGTAACTCCAATTGCTGTGCCTAAATCATAAAATGAGTCACCACTAATTGTAAACATTGATGTGAGTATATAAGTAATTAAATATAAAAAATAGATTAATCCAATTGAGCTGCTAATAAATAGAATATTTGATTTAGTGGTATTTTTAACATTAGTTGACCTACCGGATTCATACAAGGGTTCGAGAACTTGGTCGTTTAAGGTTGTTCCATTGTTATCTTTGTATTCATTTATTCTTGAATTCAAATATTCTCCTTTTTGTGATGTATTTCTTTTCTTAATTGGTTCAGAATCTGTAGTCATAATTAAATAAATATTAAAGAGACAGATAATAGAACCTAGAATTGATATAAATGATAATAGTATTTCTCCGGAATAAATTTGATTAATTCCTAAAACGGCAAAAACTATTGAGGCTGCAGCCATTAAAATTGTTATAAAAGTCATTTTTTTCTCCTATGTGAATGAAATCTTCATTGTGTTTATTAATAAGTCAACTTCTTGTTCTGCATCTAGGTAATTTGAACGATCTATGACGAAATGATTTTCCATAATGTGAATAATTTCATGAATCATAGTATCGCCTAACTGATGTCTATCAAACCTATTATTTAAAAAAATAACGTAATTGATCCCGTCATGATAGCAAAATCCTCTTACATGTGTCCCGATATTTTTATCTAAACATACAACAATATTATTGAAACTACAAAAATCTTCAAAACTCACACACACATCCTCCAATAAATTTATTCTAACCCTTTGCCTTTTCTGTAACCATCAATCAGGTTTAACACTATTTCTAAATCCTCTGGTGTTAAATCCTGTGTTTTATCAAACAATAACTGCAAAGTATGATTGTTATATATTTCGTTATAAAGGTGTAACAAGTCAGGCTTATCAGATAAATGTTTCAAATTAGCGTGGTGATCACCATAATAGTCATTGTCATTGGCATCACTAATTGAAGGATCCGATGATAGTTCGACTGAATTATTATCAGTCCAACCCATCAAATAAGCGGGCGTAGTATTGAGTGCATCTGCAAAAGAACTAATTTTTGATTGAGGTAAATCATTTTCCCCATTCTCAATCTTATTAATGGATGACTTAGATTTGTAGCCAAGCTTATTTGCGAGTTCTTCTTGAGTTAAATGAACGGTTAGCCTTTGTTTTTTTATTCGTTCTCCTAGTTTTGACATATTCACCTCCTAAGTATTACATACTTAATCTAACACTTTGTATATTTAAAATCAACATTTTTGTTTAGTTATCAATAAAATAGTTGACTGAAAATCAACTGAATGGTATTATCTGTTTGTAGATTTAAAATCTACTAGAAAGGAGTTATATGACTAATACACAACTTCTTAAGATTTTAATGTTAAAAAAAGGGATCAAGCAAAAACAAATAGCTGAGACTCTAAGCATTACCCCACAATCTGTTTACAGGAAAGTAAATGGTATAAATGAGTGGAAGGGGAGTGAGATAACAAGAATAGTGGAAATGTTAGATTTATCTCGGGAAGAAAGTGATGCGATTTTTTTTGGAAAGAAAGTAGATTTTAAATCTACAACGGGGTGTTATGACAAGTAAAGAACGAGCATACAGAATCATGCTAGAGGATCCAACTCAATTTGTATCCAAAACAACCATCAAACATTTTATTGGGGCTTCAAATGAAGATGTAATTAATAACATCTTTAATGAATGTAAGCGTATTGAACGTTTAAAAACTCCGAAAGAGTTTGATGCAAGGCCTACTAAGGTTCAGAAGAAATTAGTATTTAAAGTTACAGGTATTGATTTTAATTTTGCACTGAAACAATACATAGCTGAAAAAGAACGAAAGGAGAACAATCATGAAAAAAATCATCAAGATTGAGGAAAACGAAGTAGTAACGATTGAAGGAAATCAGATTGTTATTACAAAAGAAAACACCACTACTGAGAATAGTGATGTTAAAAGAATAAATGTAAAAGTAATGATTGACGAAAAACTATTTGAATCGTTTATTGAAACCATTCAATGCTGATTCATACAAATCCATGTATACGTCCATAATATCAACTTTAATTTCAATATTATTGTCACCTTTAGGATTAGTGACTTCAGATAATAAGCGATCAGTTTCTTGGTCGATTCTTGACTTGTATACATAGTCAATCATTGAGCATGCTAGGTCGTGCGCTCTCTGTTCATTGTTCATCCACGATCAACTCCCTTCTATAAGGGAATGTTAACACATTATTAAGTATACATCTATAAAGGAGGAAATAACATGATCAACGCAATGATAACAGTATCTACTGTAATGGTTCTAACACAAGCGGGACTATTTATTCTATTAATTTATGCAGTCATTAAATGGCTCGAAGAGGTGTGGGGTGCCTAATACATATGCAAGACCTAAAGGACAATTCAATCCTAATGGCCAAAGTAAAACACTCGATCATAATCTTGAAAAGCAATTAAAACGAACATTGCTGCAAGGTGATAAGAATTATGACAAACGAAATGGCAAAGGAAGTAATCACTTAAGAAAGCCGAAGGGAGTAGCGCATGAATAAATATCAAGAAGCATTTAACAAGATAATGCCAACAACAAGCGATTACGAATTAATTGAAGCTACAAAAATAATTCGTCAATTAGTAGATAAAGAAACACCAATGAAACCTGTTGATATTGAGTGCATGAATAACTTTGAATGTGGTCGTTGTGGAAACTCAACTCTTTGGAAAGAAGAAACTGACTGTTGTTGTGTATGTGGTCAAGTTGTAGATTGGACTAACGATGAAGCATAAAAAAAGAACACTTATCATGATTGGCGTCCTGGTAGTGTTCCTAGAATCTACTGCTTGTGTTAGTAGTTCTTCTAAATTATCTCATGAAGAACAAGTAATCACAAGTTCAATCGCTAAAGAACCCACTTTAATCGAGTCACAACAAGAATTAGAAGAGGTTGAAGTAACAACTGTCGATTACCAATTTGAAGCCCTAGTGAACGCTACATTCAACCTAGAGACAGGATATGGAACAAGTGACCTATGGGTCTATAACAATAATGCAGGTGGTTATAAATGCAATGGATCCCCAAACGAACAATGTACCCAGGATAACTACCGAATATTTGATGCGAAATATGAAAGCATCTTAGCGCTGCGAGAATTATTAACAGATTATGTCAATACCTATGGATATGACTTACAAGCAATACGAAGTCGTTATTGTGAGAACTGCGGTGAAGATGACTTAAACACTTTTACTGAACTGTACTACAGAGAAATGGAGGCTATTAAATGAAGCAGAAAACAGGAAGCAACGTCTTACTATTTATTATCGCTCTTTTCATGCTGGGGATTATTGGTGAATTAAAAACCATAAACTCAATGCCATTACCTAACACTTTGGTTGGGGATGTTAACGGAGATGAGATTCTTAACATTTCGGACTTGGCCATGGTCAAGAGTCATTTAATGGGAGTAAGACGTCTCAAAAAAGAAGATTACTTACGTGCGGATATTAATAAAGACGGAATTGTTGACGCAACAGATATGGAATTGGTGAGAATTATTATTCAAAGGAGGCTAGGTGTTTCTAATGATTAAGTTAAAAGGGGTAGCAAAAAAAATGCTCCCTTGGAATGTTGCAGAGAATGCATTCGGATATACCAATAGTCGTGACTATAAGTCGTTAGCTAAACGAAGAATTGACATACTAAGTTCAAAAAGTAGAACGCAGGAGGAATAAAAAATGTCACAAGTAAAAATCAATAGTTTAGAAATTGAAAATACTAAACGAGTAAAAGCGGTACGGATCATGCCTAATGAAAAAGGTCTAACAATCATGGGAGGAAATAATAACCAGGGGAAGACATCCGTTCTTGATGCAATTGCATGGGCATTGGGTGGAAACAAAAATAAGCCGAGCGAAGCACATCGGCAGGGGTCAGAGCTACCTCCTTATCTCAAAGTTACATTAAGCAATGGTCTTGTTGTAGAGCGTGGTGGTAAGAATAGTGACCTCAAAGTTATTGATCCATCAGGGAATAAATCAGGACAATCCCTGTTAGATTCATTTGTTAGCGAGTTAGCATTGAATATTCCTAAGTTCATGGACCAATCATCAAAAGAAAAAGCAAAAACGCTGCTAAATATTATTGGAGTTGGTGATAAGCTATTCCACTTAGAAGACCAAGAAGCAAAACTTTACAGTAAGCGAAAAGAAATTGGTGTCATTGAAAAACAAAAGAAAAACTATGCAAATGAACTAGAACACTATGAAGATGCCCCAGTTGAGCCTGTATCAGCTTCTACGCTTATTAAACAACAGCAGGATATCTTAGCTAGAAATGGTGAGAATAATCGTAAACGTCAAAATTTAGCATTCATAGAGCAATCTAATGCTTCATTACATGCTCAACTTAAAGAATTAATAGAAAAGGTCCGATTGAGTGATATTGATCTTGAAGATGCTCAAAAGAGTGCTTTAGACCTACATGATGAAAGTACTGAGGCATTGGCACAATCAATTGCTGATATCGATGAAACGAATCGTAAAGTACGTGTCAATATGGAACGTGAACGAGCAATTGATGAAGCAAATCAATACGGTTCACAATATGAAGAATTGACGTCACAGATTGAGTCATTACGTGCTGAAAAATTCGCACTATTGAATGGTGCTGCTTTGCCTCTACCGGGGTTGTCAGTTGTAGATGGTGAACTTACATACGAAGGATTCAAATGGGATAACATGAGCGGTTCTCAACAATTGAAAGTTGCAACTGCTATCGTGCGTAAGTTAAACCCAGACTGCGGATTTGTATTACTCGACAAATTAGAACAGTTTGATCTAGTTCAACTCCAAGAGTTTGGAAACTGGTTAGAATCGGAAGGACTACAGGCCATTGCGACTCGTGTATCAACAGGAGATGAATGTGAAATCATCATTGAGGATGGATATGTAAAAGGCCAAGACAATCCGCTATTAGAAGAAATCCAAGAAGAAGTTAAAGAGACAGAAAAACCTACAGATAATATCTGGGGATAGGAGGAAAAAACATGAATATAACACGCGGTAAAGTTGAAAAAGCTCAAAAGATTGTTGTGTACGGACCAGAAGGTGTCGGGAAATCAACATTTGCAGCACAATTACCAGACGTTCTTTTTATCGATACGGAAGATAGCACAACTCATATGGATGTTGCGCGGTTGGATAAACCAACTTCGATGGAAATGCTTGTTCGTCAATTGAAGTGGTTCAAAGAAAATAAACCATGTAAGACCTTGGCAATTGATACAGTCGATTGGGCAGAAACGTTAGTTAAAAATCACATCATTACAACTCACAACGTTACTTCAATTGAGAAAGTAGAAAATGGATATGGTAAAGGGTTTACGATTTTAGAAGAACAGTTCGGAAAACTATTGAACTTGTTGAATGAAATTGTAGATGCTGGTATTCACGTTATTCTGCTATGCCATGCAAAAGTTGTACGGTTTGAAGACCCAACAGAAATCGGTGCTTATGATCGTTGGGAACTGAAGCTAGAGAAGAAAGTTGCGGGCAAAGTCAAAGAATGGGCAGATGCATTATTATTTGCGAATTACGATGTGCAAGTAATCAACGTGGATAACAAAGGCGCGAGTAAAGGTAAAAACAAAGGGCAAGGTGGTGAACGTAAGATATTCGTTGAACATAATCCAGCGTATGATGCGAAGAACCGCTATGGCTTAAACGGAAGCTACCCGTTCAGTTTTACGGTTATTGCTCCATTTATCTCTACAACACTAGGAAGTGGATCAACAACTGCCCCGATGAATACTACAGGTGTACCAACGCAGCCTAAACCAACTGAAAATGTGATTCAAGAAACACCAGTTCAGGAAGTAGAAACTCCACACGTACCAGAGTTGCAATCAGTTCAACATGCATCAGATTTCGATGTTAATAATAATGATTGGACAGGTGTACCAGGGGAGTTAAAAGATTTAATGGTTATGGATGAAATCTATGTAGATGAAGTCATTAATATCGTAGCAAGTAAAGGTTTCTATCCTTCAGGAACCCCAATATCAACTTATGATACAGAGTTTATCAATGGCATGATTATTGCACATTGGGATGGATTTAAGTTAGCAATCGAAAAAGAAAGATTACCGTTTTAATTAAAAGGAGGTCACAAAGATGACAGTAAATACAGGAATTAATGAAGTAGCAGAATTAGGTTGGGATGATGAGATTGTTGATGAAAATACGTTTATTCTCCTACCTGAAGGTCAGTATGACTTTGTAGTCAAACAAGTTGAACGAGGACGACATGAACCCAAACAAGGTGGGAAAATTCCTGCGTGCAATAAAGCAATTGTACATCTTGGAATTATGCATAACGGAACTGAAATCGTTATTAAAGATAATCACTACTTGCTATCAGATCGAACAGGATTTATCTCTAAATTTTTCGTGGCCATCGGTATGATGGAAGAAGGTGGAAAATTACGCATGAACTGGGCAGGTGCAGTTGGTAAGACTGGTAAGGCAAATGTAATCATCACAAGTCATAACGGTAATGACTACAACAATATCAAAACATATGTGTTACCTTCATCTGGTGCGTCAAAACCTGCAGTAGACAGCGTTTGGTAGGATTCGATTATGAAGTTACGCGATTATCAAGAAAATGCTAAAAACGCGATACTTCAAGAATGGGAAAATGGGACTAAGAAAACACTCTTAGTCCTTCCTACAGGAACAGGGAAAACAATTGTTTTTAGTTCTGTAATTGAAGCGCGTGTACGCCAAGGTGATAGAGTTCTAGTTCTAGCACACCGAGGTGAATTACTTGATCAAGCAGCAGATAAACTAGAAAAGTCTACAGGGTTAAAAAGTTCAGTAGAAAAAGCAGAAAATACTAGTCTTGGAAGTTGGTTTAGAGTTGTTGTCGGTTCTGTACAAACTCTAATGAGACAAAAGCGACTGAAGCAGTTTGAACCGGACCACTTCGACACAATCATTATTGACGAAGCACACCATTCGGTGAGTAGTAGTTACCAAGTAGTGTTAGATTACTTCTCTAATGCAAATGTATTGGGTGTTACAGCCACACCAGATAGAAGTGATATGAAGAATCTAGGAGAGTACTATGAGTCATTAGCATTCGAATATACGCTTCCTAGAGCAATCAAAGAAGGTTATCTATCTCCGATTAAGGCATTAACCCTGCCGTTGAAGTTGGATTTGTCCAATGTATCAATGAGTGCTGGTGACTTTAAACCTAGTGATGTTGATAATGCACTTGATCCTTATCTTCATCAAATTGCTGATGAAATGGTAGAACATTGCATAAATAGGAAGACTGTGGTTTTCCTTCCTCTCATTGCAACGTCTCAAAAATTTAGAGATATACTCAATGATAAAGGATTTAGGGCAGCTGAAGTAAATGGTATGAGTGAAGACCGTGAAGAAATACTAAAAGATTTTGAAAATGATAAGTACAACGTTCTTTGTAATTCAATGTTGTTGACGGAAGGGTGGGACTGTCCAAGTGTCGATACGGTAGTGGTTTTAAGACCTACAAAGGTTCGAAGCCTCTACAGCCAAATGATTGGCCGTGGTACAAGGTTGCATCCAGGAAAAGACCATTTATTGGTATTAGACTTTTTATGGCATACTGAGCGATTAGACCTTTGTCATCCAGCACATCTCATAAGTACTAATGATGAAGTCGCTAAGAAAATGACCGAATTAATTGAGAAGGAAACAGCTGCAGGAGCACCTGTTGATATCGAAGTTATTGAGGAAGAGGCAAAAGCGGACGTTCAAGCAGAACGCGAAGAAGCACTTGCTAAAACTCTTGAAGAGATGCGAAAACGCAAGAAAAAACTTGTGGACCCAGTGCAATATGAAATGAGCATTATGGATCAAGATTTGACGTCATACGTCCCTTCATTTGGGTGGGAAATGGCACCTGCAAGTGAAGCACAAAAAGCATCACTTGAAAAAGCGGGAATACTTCCGGATTCGATTGATAATGCAGGGAAAGCATCATTATTACTGGAAAGAATTGAAAAGCGACGAAAAGAAGGGTTAGCAACTCCAAAACAGATTAGACAACTTGAAGGTCGCGGTTTTCTACATGTTGGAGAGTGGTCATTTCAAGATGCTAATTCAATGATTAGTCGCATCTCAATGAATGGCTGGAGAGTCCCTAATGGAGTAACTCCTTCAACTTATAACCCACCTAAGAAAGAAAGTGTTGATATTGATTACGATGCAAGTTGGCACCGTTAGAGTAGAGGAAAAGTTCGATGAATAGAAAACTAACAGCAGTAGAATTATTAGAATTTATAGATCCTTCACGTTTGGATTATCAAGAGTGGGTCAATGTTGGTATGGCACTTCATTATGAGGGTCATGATGCTTCGGACTTTGATTCGTGGAGTCAACGTGATGGTGGAAGATATAAAGCAGGTGAATGTTATAGGAAATGGGAGTCATTTGGTGAAGGCAGTGGAACAGTCACGGGTGGAACCATCTACCAATACGCAATTGAGCAAGGATGGTCCCCTAGTCCACAAAGTAATCAACCAGTACGGACACTTGATTGGGACGATGAAATAACAGACTACACGATTATTGATACTAATTGGGTTGAAGGTAAGAAAATTCACGAACCAACAAATTTCAATCCTGTTAGAGAAATTAAGCGTTATTTGGAAACGCTATTTGATCCAAGTGAACATGTTAACTACGTTATTCAAACATACGATAAGGACGGTAAGTACATACCTGGTGGGGAAGGCTATTCAAGCCGAACTGCAGGACAGCTGATCGACCTATTGAATAAGAAGAATGCTGTATTTGAGGACGTGTTTGGTGACTATAATCACGATGCAGGCGCATGGATACGATTCAATCCAATGGATGCAAAAGGTGTTGGAAACGCAAATGTGACGAGTTATAAATATGCACTCGTTGAATCAGATGTATTAGATTTAGAAAAGCAAAATGCTATTATTCGAGATTTAGAATTACCTGTAGCAGCTCTTGTTTATAGTGGTGGTAAATCATTGCATGCCATTGTAAAGATTGAAGCATCAACAGAATCAGAATATAGAAAGCGTGTTGACTTTCTTTATAAGATTTGTGATCGTAATGGATTGAAACTTGATAAATCTGGTCGAAATGCAAGTCGACTAAGTAGAATGCCAGGAGTTGTGCGTGGTGATAAGAAGCAATTCATTATCGATACGCACATTGGCCAACATTCGTGGTCCGAGTGGGAAGAATGGATTGAGGATTTAAATGACGACTTGCCCGACCCAGAGAGTCTTACGGACGTTTGGGATGATATGCCTCAACTTGCATCACCGCTTATCCATAATGTGTTAAGACAAGGCCATAAAATGCTCATTGCAGGTCCGTCTAAAGCGGGTAAGTCATTTGCGTTGATTGAGATGTCCATTGCGATTGCGGAAGGAAAACGTTGGTTGAACTGGCAGTGCGAACAAGGACGAGTACTATACGTTAACCTTGAACTCGATAGAGCCAGTGCGTTGCATCGCTTCAAGGACGTTTACAATGCGTTAGGGCTACCACCGACGAACATTGGCAATATTGAAATATGGAACTTACGTGGTAAGACAAGTCCAATGGATAAACTAACCCCTAAGCTAATTCGTCGAAGTGCAAAGCGGAAATACACCGCTGTAATTATTGACCCTATCTATAAAGTGCTGACTGGTGATGAAAACAGTGCTGACCAGATGGCTTACTTTACAAATCAATTTGACAAGATTGCAACGGAATTGGGCGCAGCGGTTATTTACTGTCACCATCATAGTAAAGGTTCCCAAGGTGGTAAAAAGTCAATGGACCGTTCAAGTGGCTCAGGAGTGTTTGCGCGTGATCCAGATGCGCTTATTGACTTAGTTGAGTTAGACCTTGATGAATCTGCTATTACTTCTGAAATCAATCGTGAGTTGGCTAAGTTGTATTGTAGCGAGTTGAAAAGATTGCGACCTACGTTCTATTCAGAAAAGGTAGGTCAAGATGATGAATTAAGTCATGTTCAAATGAGAAATTACATTGGCGATTCTTTGACTTTAGAAGAACGTAATCAAGTTGATAAACTTGCTGAAGAAGTAGAGTTCAAAGTTAAAATGAAGTCTGCTTGGAGAGTTGAAGGAACGCTTCGAGAGTATCCGAAATTCGATCCAGTAAATATGTGGTTTGAGTACCCAATTCACGTTGTTGATAATGACGGCGGATTGCAAGACTTAGAAATAGAAGGAACTTTTGGAACATATGGTCAAAGAGATAAGGGAACGAAATCATTGAAGAAAAAAGGTGAAGTTACTCGTCATAAAATTAAAGAAGCCATCGATGCTTTACTATCTTTAGGAGATAATCCTTCAGCAAAAGAGGTATCTGAATATTTTGCAGATGCAAATGGAGATACCGCAAAAGGTGGAAGTATAAAATCAATTAAGAAGTACGTTGATGAGTCAGAAGAATACGAAATGATAAGTGTGGAAGGCGAAAGAGCTAAGCGAATTGCTATTGTTACAGAGTAAAAAATAAATTGGAATAGTTGGAAATAGATTATTTCCTCTTCGTGTCGATTAAGTGGAATTCCCTTGGGAGTACAAGAGATTTCCGGTTGTTTGAGCAGTTAACTGGTAATTTAACTGGAATTCTCTTGAAAACACAAGAGAATAGCAGATATAGCATTTGAACGTGTTTAAGTGGAAATTTTACTGGAAATTTAAGTGGAATTCTCTTGCTTATATATATGTTCATATAATTCCACATGTCTGTGTGTATTAGTAGGGGGCTATTGAGTCAGCCCCTCCTACGTACTTACACATCCATTAGACATACGCGAAGAAAATATCAAAATGAAAACGAAAGAAGGAAAATATTAGAATGTTTATAAATTTAAATGTATTAATTGTTGACGGAAGAGTTACAGAAGAAGTTCGCGCTATAAATATTAATTATGTCGTTGAGTATCGATATGAAAGTAATGAAGTGATTGTAAATTATGGTTCTGAGACTGTGTTGTATGAAATTACTGATGATTCGATGGAAAAGATTATCTATGCTCTACAAGAGAGCAATTTGTTGATGGATTAAATTATGAGAGTTAGAAATTTAGAAACTAAGCAACTTGGAAATAGTGATTCGTTTCATGGGAATGATCCACACAAAATAATTGTGGCCACTCCACATTGGGTTGGGGACGACAAGGTTGAAAATTATGAAGTATACATTCACGGGTCTGGTTGGATTAATCTTGCTAATGCATTTGAACAACGATTAGTGATTCCAGATAACTACTACAATTATTTTCGAGAGTCGAGAAGTGACATCGAAAGGCAACGTGGATACTATGAGTAGTTTCTTCGTGCCACTGAAAAAGATACCAACTGTGACGCATCAACAGAAACGTGTCAGAGTGGTTAATGGCAAGCCGATGTTTTATGAAGACGAACGTTTAGGAAAAGCGAGAGAGGTGTTTATGGCTCACTTAAGTAAACATGCTCCTGTAACGCCTACAACGGGTCCTATTCAGTTAATTGTGAAGTGGCTATATCAGAAACCGGCTAAAGCACATTCGGGACAGTACAAGACTTCTAAGCCTGATTTAGACAATGCTCAAAAACTCCTGCAGGATTGCATGACTGATTTGAAGTTTTGGAATGATGATGCACAGATTGCATCGTTGGTATCCGAAAAGTTCTATTCAGATGTAACTGGAATCTACATCGAATACAGAAAGTTGGTGGAGACCAATGAATGATGAAATGAAACTGCAACGTCTTCATGCAGAACGAAGTAGACTTGAAGGGATCATTCGGTCAAGTAAGTTCATGATCCTTGCGACAGGACGTGGTGATGAAAATCAACGTGAACATAATGAGATAATTGTTTCGAATGCTACTGCTGCTTTACATGAAGTTAATGACTTAATCAAGCAAATTGAAAGTAACAAAGGTAAGTCCTTAAAAGGAGACTGTGAATGACTGAAAAAGAACAACGTGCTCACATCAATCATGCTAAGTCGGAACTTCGCAACTACATGTACCTTTTAAATGTCTGTCACGGACTCGAAGATAAGATACTTAAACTACAGGTTCAACTAGAAGGAGTTAAGTCTCCTGGGGCAACTGTGAACGTCTCAGATGGAAATGGCGACAGTAAAGAAGTTCGAGTTCAAGCGCTACGTGATAAACTTCAGCAATATCAATTAGAATATGCTATGACACGTCACAGAACTGACAAAGTAGATGGCTTCCTGGATAATCTGTCGGATCAAGATAGGAAGATTGTTACTGACGTGTATATCAATGGTATAAAGATGGAGAAGGCAGCAAGGTTTAATGCTAGGAGTAAAAGACAACTTGAATACGACATTGACGAAATAATGATAGAATTTTAATCTTTGCACTCGGCACACACTTTTCGGTGATATTATGTTAGTGTGGCTTGAAAGCCAAAGAAGCCATTTACGCATTGTTTTATTTCCCCCTTTTATGTCCGCTGACCCTATCGAACTTCGGTAGGGTTTTGTGTATAATAGATGTACATAATGTGTGTGGAGGAAGAAAATGAATAACAATAAAAATGGTAATAGTTCAGTCCAAGAAAGAGGGCTTGGCAATCAGACATCGAATAGACCTATGCCGCCAGCTTCTGGTTCTGTAGGGTCGAAAACCTCAATCGGTGGTACGAAACCACCAGAGAAGTAAAATGGCTACTGAATCTGTTATAGCTTTAAGTGGAGTCATTGTTGCAGTACTGGCAATTGTCGTTAGTGCATACTACTCCTATAAAAGTTCAGAAAATACAAAAGGGCAACTTGAAAGTGAAATGTATGAAAAATTAGCGCACTTGGAACATGAGTTGGTAATTTGTAGGACAAAAGAAGAATTTAATGAAGATGTCTATGAAAATATTCAAGAGTTGATATGTAATCGGTACGAAATCTACTGCTATAATTATTTAAAGAACCGTATCGATAGAAAATCTTTTAGAGAAATGTATTCTGATAATTTAATTATGCTTTATGATAATGTTGATTATAGTAAATTTTTCTCAGAAAAGAGTGAATATAATTATTCAAATATAGCCAAAGTAATAACTGAAGTCCGAAAAAACAAATAGATTTTTACGAAGAGATCCGAAAGGGTCTTTTCTTTTGCACCGAAAGGAGGTGATATCTATGTCGAAACCAAGAGGTAAATATGTTAGGTGGCTCGAACCTAAAAATTTAATGTTACTCGAAAGCTGGGCTCGCAAGTTAACAAATGAACAAATTGCAGTGAACATAGGTATCTCTCCAAAGACTTTGTATTCATGGATGAATACTTATCCGGAAATCCGTGAAGCTGTCAGTAGAGGTAAAGAAGTAGTAGTATCTGAAGTTGAGCATGCACTGTTGAAGCGCGCCAAGGGATACACCGAGACAGTTGAAAAAGTTAAAGTTCTTAATGACGGTGGTATTATTCGATACAAAGAAGATGTTCATTATCCACCTGATACAACCGCAGCTATATTCGCTTTGAAGAATATGGATCCAACTAACTGGCGTGATAAGCATGAGCTTGAACATTCAGGCGATATTAGCTTATCCGATCAAGTAAAGAAAGTTGATGATTACATTCAAGCACGAGTCGGTGATAAGAAATGACCGACAAAGGCAAACAATATCTCGACTTAATTATTAATGAGCCCTACAAGATTGGCCATGTGTTAGGATTCACTGATTTAACAGAACTCCATAATAGATGGCTCAAATCTTTTATGTTTGACAATGAAGATCAAACGTTGTTAGCACACAGGGGGTCATATAAGACAACATCTTTGTCACTTGCAATCGCTTTATTGATTGTGTTCGTTGCTCCACAGCGTAATATCATGTTCTTCCGTAAAACTGACACCAGTACCATAGAAATTGTTAAGCAGGTATCTAAGATGATTCAAAGTGATTTATTCCGTGCGATGTCATTAGAGATCTATGGCATTGAAGTAAAGTTACTCACTAATACATCAAGTGAGTTGCACACTAATCTGAATATCTCTGCACGAGGTACATCTCATTTTATGGGATTAGGTATAGGGACCGCTATAACAGGTAAGCATGCCGACTTAATGATGACTGACGATATTGTTAACATACAGGATAGGGTCAGTAAAGCGGAGCGCGAAAGAACTAAAATGCTCTATCAAGAGTTGCAAAACATTAAGAACAGAGGCGGTCGATTTATTAACACGGGGACCCCTTGGCACAAGGATGATGCAATATCCGAAATGCCAAACGTTAGCAAATATGATTGCTATCAAACAGGTTTAATTGACCAAGAAGAAATTGTAAATTTGAGAAGTCGCATGGTGGCTTCTCTTTTTGTTGCTAACTATGAACTTAAACATATTGCTGATAAAGACGCCATGTTTACAAACGTTGAGTATATTTCTAACTCAAAACGTCTCTATGGCGGCATTGGACATATAGATGCTGCATATGGTGGTAAAGACGGAACGGCCTTCACAGTAGTCAAGAAACAGCCTGATGGCGCATACGTCATGTTAGGAAAACGTTGGGATAAACATGTTGATGATTGCATTGAAGAAATCAAAGCATTGCATAAAGTATGGCAAGTAGGAACAGTGCACGTCGAAACTAACGGAGATAAAGGATACTTGGCTAAGGAACTAAGAAACTATGGCATCCCAACAAGTAAATATCACGAAGACATGAACAAGTTCATCAAGATATCAACATACCTTAAAGCAGCATGGCCGGATATCTATTGGGTTGAAGAAACTGACCCAGAATATATATCTGAAATTCTTGATTATACAGAAAATGCAGATCATGATGATGCTCCCGATAGTGCTGCATCGCTAATACGAAGAATATCAAAAGGGAAGTGGCTGTTATGAAACGTAAAATTACATTGTTCTTTGCAAAAGCAGCAATAACTGCTCTTGTAGTTATAACGAATTGGAAAATAAAAAGGAGGATAAAAAATGGATAAACGATTATTTAGTGATAATCCCCATGAAATAGCTAAAGCTCTAAAAGGCACGATTGCAAATGATCGTAGTAACAGTGCTAAACGAGACATGGAAACAGCTCAAAAGTATTATAGTGCTGAACATGAAATCATGAGTAATAGAATATTCTATTTTGATGATAACAATAGCCTCGTCGAAGACAAGTACGCAAGTAACGTTAAAATATCGCATCCATTCTTTACAGAACAAGTTGACCAAAAGGTCCAGTATCTACTTAGCAATGATGTATCGGTTACTGTTGAAGATGATACGTTTCAAACCTATCTCAATGAGTACTGGACAGATGATATGCAACTGTTCTTGCAGGAAATGATAGAAGGGTCCAGTATCAATGGTCAAGAGTTCGCATACGCTACTACAGACATTAACGACCGTCTCTATTTCCAAACTTCTAGTGCGTTAAATACAATCAGGGTTGTAGACAGAGTATTAAAAAGAGAAGTTTACCTTCACTACGTTGACGAAACTAACGATAAAGAGAAGATTACCAAAGTCATGCTCGCGAATGAAAAACAGTTCATGCATTTCGTTTCTGGTAAGAATGGTGAATTTAAACTCGATGAATCAATTCAACCAAATCCACGTTATCATGTCGAAGCGGTCCAAGGTGATAAGCGATTAACGCGATCATACTCACGAATTCCATTTTATCAACTCGATAACAACAAACTTCGCACCAGCGATTTAAAGCCTATTAAAGACTTAATCGATGATTACGATACAATGGCCGTTTATATGTCTAACAATCTGCAGGACTTCAACGATGTACTTTATGTTGTTAAAGGGTATGAAGGTGAAGACTTAACAAGACTTAAAAACAATCTAACTAAAAAGAAAGTTATTGGACTTAGCTCGGACCTTGGGGCTGGCGCTGGAGTTGATGTGAAAACATTCAATATTCCAGTTGAAGCTCGTAAGACTAAGATGGATATCGATAAAGAAGCGATATACCGTTTCGGAATGGCTTTTGATTCTACACAAGTGGGAGACGGAAACATTACCAATGTAGTCATACGAAGTCGGTATGCCCTGTTGGATATGAAAGCAAACAAAGCAGAAACTCGACTCAAACCAATGATTGCATGGATTAATGAAATGATTGTTGAAGACATCAATCGCCGTTACTCTACATCATATAAAGCCAGTGACATAGAAGTTGAAATCATTCGAGAAAGTGTTGTTGATACTAAAGAAATTGCAGATATCGAACAAGTCAATGCTACCGCTCGAGAGTTGACCATCCAATCCATACTGGCAGTTCAAAGCTATATCGATAGAGAAAGTACAATTCGATTGATATGCGAACAGTTTGAGCTCGACTACGATGAAGTTATTAACCGTCTTGATGAAGAAGATTATAGTCCTGCATCGAGAATAAATGAAAATACTGATCCGTTACCTCCTGAGGTTAAGTAATGAGTACGCAACTTGATAAGTGGAAAGAAGAAGTGCTCCAGTTAACAGAAGATGCGATGGAGTCCACTAATGACAAGTTAATTGAGTTTTATCGTGAGGCACTTATCGATATCAAAGTTAAAGCGAGTCAGTACATCAACAACTACGAAAAATTGTCTTTTTCAAAAAGACTTGAAGCAGAACGCTTATTAGAATCAGGTAAAGAAATTCAAAACATTATCCGTAAGTTGGCAAATCAAGTCAATGGAACGGTAGCGGATTATATTACAGATGAAGCTGTGCGCGGATATTACGGGACTTGGTATGAAATGGACGGACTAAACAATATGTCCTTGTCTATTGGCCGAGTGAATGAGCGTTTTATACAAGAAGTTGTTAATCGTGGAGTAGATGGGGCGAACTTTAGTCAAAGACTTCATAGGAATGCAGATGAATTATCAAAACTAGTAGAGCGCGAAATATTAAAAAGTGCCTATGATGGTAAAGGATATGCAGAAATCGCAAAACGATTGGAGCAACATACTAACGAGTCTTACTATCAAGCATTGAGGATAGCGCGAACAGAAGGCGGAAGAGCATCAAGCCAGTCTACAGAGAAAGCTTATCAAGACGCCAAGCGCTTAGGTCTTGTATTCAAAAAAGAATGGATATCAGCAAGCGACAATCGAACGAGAAGCTCTCATAAGCATTTGAATGGCCAACGAGTGGTATTTGATGAAATGTTCATTACAAGAGACGGAAAACAGGCGGTCGGACCTTTACAGTTTGGTATTGCATCCGAAGATATCAATTGCAGGTGCACGACGCGAGTTGTATTTGAAGATTTAGATTACACAAACGATGAACTTTATGAAAAATGGATTGAAGGAGGTGGCACGTACCAGAGTTGGATTGAAGAACACGATATTTAAACCTAGGCATCTATTAAGATGTCTTTTATTATGGGTATCACACTACCCTTGAATGGCCATGTGAGCGACACACCTAATAAGCCTAGCCAAGTCATAAAGAGAGTGACTATAAGAGATGCGACCTCATCAAAGCCTAATAGGAGGGTCAATATGACTTTTAAAGAATATTTATTATCTACCGGACTAACTGAAGAACAAGCAAGCAAAGTTGAAGCGGGTATGTCTGAGAACAAACTATTTATTACTTCACAGGAACGTGCTGAAGAACGTTTGAATGCTGCTAAAACAAGAAACGAGCAATTGGAATCTGATTTAACAGCTGCAAACAAACTTGTTGCTGACTTGCAAAAGTCAAACAAAGGTAATGAAGAATTACAAACAAAAGTGACAGATTATGAGAATCAAATCAAAACGATTACCGATGAACGTAATCAAGAGAAAGCGATTTGGGAAGCAAAAGAGTTATTGCATGACGCTAATGATATCGAGTATGCACTTTTCAAACTCGGCGAAATTAAACTCGACAAAGATGGAAAAGCCATTGATTTAGAAAACCGTGTTAAAGCGTTACGCGAGTCAACTCCAGCTATGTTCAAAGTAGCTGATTCGGTAGATCCGCAAGCACCTGGATATCAAGTGAATCCTAATCCATTGAATCCAGGAGAAGCACCAAAAACATTTGATTTGTCAAAAATGACTGCAGATGAAATTAATGAAAACTGGGAAGCAATTGTATCCCAAAATGAAAAATAAGGAGGTCTTCAAATGAAAGACAATAAAATGAAATTCGATTTAAACATTCAGCTATTTGCTGAAGCATCAAAAGTGTTCGTCCCTACGTTATGGAGTGCACGCTTGTTAGCGCATTTAGATAAACGTATGGTGTTCAAGAACTTCTTCAACACTGACTATGAAGGTGAAATCAGTGATTACGGAGATACTGTTAAAATCAATCAAATTGGCGATATTACCATTAAGGGTTACACAGGAGCAGATATCGATGATGCAGAAGATGTAACCGGAGTACAACAAACATTAACTATTGATCAAGGAAATTACTTTAACTTCCGTGTCAAAGACGTTCTCGCAGCACAATCAAACGTAACACTACTTGATAAAGCAATGGCTCGTTCTGCATATGCGCTTGCAGATGTTATTGACCAAGACTTGGCAAAAATTGGTATTGAAGGTGCTGGTATCAAATTAGGTGAAGTTGCGAATCCGGTTGTTATTACTGTTGCTAATGCTTACGACAAACTTGTAGACCTTGGTGTGTTGTTTGATGAAAACAATGTATCAAAAGCAGACCGCAAGATTGCGTTACCTGCATGGTATATCGGTATGATTTCAAAAGACCCACGTTTTACCAAAGATTACAAAATCTTAGAAAATGGGTTAATTGAAGGCGCGACAGTAGGTTCATTCACAATTTACATGTCAAATAACGTTGTACGCGATACAACTGATGCATCAATCTATACAGCATTTGCAGCGGCACCTCAATCAGGTCAATTCGCAAACCAAATTTCTAAAACTGAAACATACCGTCCAGAGAAAAACTTTGCAGATGCAGTTAAAGGGTTATCTCTATACGGTCGTAAAATTACAGAACCAAAAGCATGTGCTGCATTTGTAATTAAACAAGGAGCGTAATATGGATCAGACATATGTTGTTATTCATGGATTCCATGATGTAGTAGAAGACAAAGGGTATCGTTCAGGCGATACCTTTGTTGTTGGTGATAAGACTGACGACAAACGATTGAAATCATTGTTAGGTCATGATGCAGGCGGTCGTCCATTAATTCAACTTCAAATTGAAGAAGTAACGGAAAATGATAAAGGAAAAGAGCCTGAAGATAAAGACGATGGCAAAGAACCTACAAATGACCTGGATGCACTGAAATTAGAAGCTGACGAACTCGGAGTAACATACTCTAATAACATCGGCTATGATACATTGCTAAAGAAAATCGAAGACTTTAAAAATGTACAAGGGGAGTAATCAACTCCTCTTTTTCTAAAGGAGGCAACAATGATTATTGAACTTGAAAAAGCTAAAAAATTAGATCCGAATATCAGCCAAGAAGACTTAGATGGTTTAGAGAACATGATTCGTAGCGAAACCAATAACAAATTTCAACTGTTGAAAGTTAGGAAAGATGTTAAATCAATGTCAACAAGCGGCGAAATAGTCCTAAATGATGTTGTAGGATTGTTTGTTGGAGACACAGTGGAACTAAGTTACTCAACTTATGATGATGGCCTGTACGTCATTTCAGATATACAAGGCAATTCCATCGCGGTTTCTGGTGATCAAATAACTGGATTTGAAAATGTTAAAAATGTAATACTCACGAAAATAAAATATCCAAGTGATATCGTGTCAGGAGTTACAAAACTTATCTCGTATAATGCGAAAATGCACGACAAAGTAGGAGTGAAATCCGAAACGGTAGCCCGTATGTCAAAAACATACTATGACGTAAGCAGTCAAGAGACATGGAATGGCTACCCAAAATCGCTCATGGCTTTTATTAGGCCATATCGCAAGGTCAGGTTCTAATATGTTCCCTCAAACCTATAAGATTGTTAAAAACAGCAAAATAGATGATGGGATGGGTGGATTTACAACTGGAAAAGTAGAAGATGTGATAACTATTCTTGGTTACATGGATTTTCTTTCTGGTACTGATTTAAACACATCACAGAACGCAATCATTGACGATTCTACGCACGTTTTAGTTACAATGAGTTATCACTCGGAAATAAACGAAACAATGCGTGTGCTTGATAAAAATGGCGATTCCTATGAAATAACATTCGTAGATAACCCCGGAACCATAAACCACCACTTAGAGATTTATTTGAGGCGACTCTATGGCGGCAAATAAACTTAAGTTCGTTGATAATTCAGACAAAGTCAAAAAATCGTTACGAGAAGTTGAGTTGATGGCATTAGAAAAGATGGGGCTACAGGTTGTTGGTTCTGCAAAAAAACTTGCGCGTAAACGTGATAATCATATGGCCAATAACATTAACCATGATGTCAACGAGAGTAATCTTACTGTGAGAGTTGGATCACCTGACGATTACGCCATATACAACGAGTTTGGTACTGGGGAATTTGCTGAAAACGGATCAGGAAGAAAAGGCGGATGGTCCTATAAGACACCAGATGGTAAATGGCATCACACAAAAGGGATGAAACCTAAGCCGTTTCTTAGACCTGCATTTCGTTTGAATAAGAAGAATATTCAAGCAATCTTAAAAGATGATTTAGGGAGGAAATTTAAATGACCGAACTCATTAAACTAATCACTAAGGAATTAAAAACAGTAACCGAACAGTGTTACTACAGCATGAATCAAAGTCAAAAGGTTATATACCCATATTTAACGTTTACAGTTGATGTTGAGTCACTTGAACAATCGAGAGATGGCGTTTATATCGATATTGATATGTTCGATACAAATAGTAGCTTCGGTAATTTATTTGAACTTGAACAGAAGATTAAAGATCATTTTACTAAATTGTACACATTGGAAGAGTTCGCATATACTCGATTTTCTTTTGAAGGTAGCAACAACATTCAGACAGTGGATGACAACCTTAAAAGAAGAAATATGCGCCTGTATTGCAAAGTAGACTGGAGGTCATAAGAATGACTACTAAAGCAAAAACACCGATTAATAATCGGTCCGGAATTACAAAAGATACTGCTAAACGGTATGTAATCGATACTGCGACAGTATATACAGATGTTGAATTCACTACCGAAGGTGGATTCGTAGGAAATCTCATTGGGGCTACCAATGGAGGCGTAACACTGGCTATTGAAAACCAATATCGCGACATTGAATTAGACAGTGCAAAACTTATGAAGTTAAAAGGCAATAAAGTTCTTGAGAGTGCCAATGCAACCGTTACTGTTAAACTTAAAGAATTATCAGCAGAAAATCTTCGTATGGCAATCAATGGAAAAATAACTGAAGCAGCAGATGATGTCGCGCCTGCAGGATACCACGTTATCGAAAGTAAATCGATTTTAGAAGATAGCGATTATTTAGGTAATGTGGCTTTTGTCGGACGTATCAGCGGTACTGATAAGCCTATTATTGCGATTCTGGATAATGCAATTGTAACGTCGCCGCTATCTATGGAAACAGAAGATAGCAATGAGGTAGTTCAAGAAATTGTATTTGAAGCAAGTGCGACATTTGATCAACTACAAACAGGTGAATTCCCTTGGCGAATTCTATATCCGGAGGTTGCATAATGGAACTAAAAATTAGAGAACTAAGAGGGGATGATGTATTCCCTCTTTTAACAATCCTTGGGATGATCAATATTACTGATGAATTCGCAGAGTTAATGAGTGGAAAAGATAGTATGACGCTACCGCCATTACCCAAAGCTCCGATTGAACTCATTGCAAAACATGCGTCTGGCGATGTTCTATCGAAAGCTGAGCAAAAGCAGTTCAATGAGTATCAAGTAAAGTTGGAAAAAGTTGAAAAAGAACGCGACATCATTACGGCACAAAATGGCGTCCGTGTCATGGGAGCAGTTACAAAGAAGGTGCTTATTAATGCGCATCTTGCAAAGGATGAAATCAACGCCTTCCTGGGTAACTTAACAGATCGAACAGGAAAACAAATTGGTGAACTTCGAATCAATGAGTACACCACATTGTTAATGTCTCTGTTTAAAAAACCGGAAATTAAAGACGTTTTTACATCCGCCGCTTCATTGATGGGTTCGATGGAGGGCGACACGAATTCAGAGACATCCTCTACAGAAGATACTCCAACCCATTAACGCTGTTATCGTCCATGTCGATACATGAAACACTCGACTTCTTTTATTACTTAAAAAACAAAGAATATGAAGAACGAGCATGGGAAATGTATTTAACATTGGAAGATAGATACAAAATGAGCTTTGACAAATATCTATCTGAGAACAGAAAACGCGCAGTACGTAAAGTCAACGTCACGCAGAATGAACATAGCGACATTGAGGCCATTGTCTTCGGTTCTCAATTCATTAAACCAAAGAAGAAAGGCGGTGAGTAGATGGGTGAGATATTTAAACTCTTTGGAACTATTGGACTAAATGATAAGGAAGCAAATGATGGTATTGATAGGACCACTAAGAACGCCGAAAAATCTTCTAAGTCTATAGGAGATTATTTCAAAAAGGCTGCTGTTGTTATCGGTACAGTGTTTGCGGTCGATAAAGTTATCAGTTTCGGAAAGTTCACAGTTGAAGCCGCCGCATCGGCAGAAGCAATTCAAGCACAGTTTGAACAAGTGTTCGGTGAGTTGGGAAGTAATGCTCAAAGTAGTATCGAGTCGCTTGGAAAAGAGTTTGGTATGCTTCCTAATCGACTTAAAGAGCCATTTACACGCACAACATCAATGTTTAAAGGTTTAGGTATGTCTACTGAAGACGCTATGAACCAAGCGAAAACAGCCGTAACTGCAGCAGCCGATGCCGCCGCTTTCTATGATGTTAGTTATGAAGATGCGAATGCTTCTCTAACGTCCTTTATCAAAGGGAACTATGAGGGTGGTGAAGCAATAGGGCTATTCGCAAACGACACACAGATGGCGACATACGCCGTTCAAAAAGGAGTCGTTTCCACTACGAAAGAGTGGGCTAGACTTGATGAAGCCACCAAACAAGCGACACGACTTGAATATGCTAAGAACATGCAAGAACAAGCAGGAGCCGCAGGTCAAGCAGCACGTGAGTCGGAAGGTTATGAGAACGTAATGGGTAACCTTAAACAAGCATGGCAAGACTTTGCGGTCGTAATTGGCGGACCAATTCTTCAACCAGTTATCGCAGGAATGCAGAGTTTAACAGGATTATTGGCAAAGGGAGCGGAAAAGCTAAAAGCGTTTCATCAATGGACTTCAGAAAATGAAAAAGTCATCGGATTATTGGGAATAGCTTTAGGTACGATTACTGCTTTACTTGTTGCTTATGATCTTCAACAGGGGACATCATCCCTTTTACTCAAAGGATGGAATATTGTTGCTGGGTTAGGTACTACGATAACGACTGCACTGGGTGCTGCATTTACGTTCCTTACAAGTCCAATCGGTCTTGTTATTCTAGCGATTGGTGCCATTATCGCAGTCGGATATCTATTGATTGATAACTGGGAACTTGTTAAATCAACAACTATCAGTGTTTTCACGGCCGTACAAGAGTTCATAGGTCAAGTTGTTGATGGAATTGTAGGATTTTTTCCAAATGGTTATTGATTTTGTACTAGACAACTGGCAAGGGCTATTAATCTTTTTAGTTAATCCGTTTGCAGGAGCGTTTAAACTCTTGTATGACAACTTTGAAGGTTTTAGAAACTTCGTAGACGGAATCGTTTCAAATGTTGCGTCGTTCTTTTCTAATATGGGTACAAGTATCGGTAATACAGCAAGTTCGATTTACTCAACGGTTAGCTCTGTGTTTGAGAGTATAAAAAATGCCATAATGTGGCCATTCCAAACTGCCTATAATTTCGTATCAGACATTATCAGTAATATCCGAGGACTATTTAACTTTAATTGGTCATGGCCAAGACTCCCAATGCCTCATTTCTATGCGCGTGGTTCATGGAATCCAATTGATTGGTTATCTCAAGGAGTGCCTTCTATTGGTGTCGAGTGGTATGCGAAAGGTGGGATTATGAACAATCCAACCGCCTTTGGAGTGAACGGCAATAACATGATGGTAGGTGGAGAAAAAGACCCGGAAGCTATTTTGCCGTTGAATCAAAAAAACCTTAGCGGTATTGGCCAAGGGATCGTAGAAAGCACGAACTTTGGAATGTTTGAAGGTATTGTGACTCGATTAGATACTTTAATTGAGATTGTTAAAGCATTGCTCTCACTAGAACCAAAGTATCAAATTCTATTAGATACTGGTGTCTTGGCAGGTGAGTTAACTCCGTATGTAAACAAAGAACTTGCTAAAGAAGAAAAACGAAGAGGAAGGGGAAGTAGCCGATGAAACAATTTAAGTTTAATGATTTAGGAACTTACGAAACATGGGGGCTACTTCTAGCCCCTTCTTATGTCATCGGAGTGCCTGAAGCTAAAACTATAAAAATACCTGTTCCTGGTAGAAGTGGAGATATTGACTTAACGGAGACATTAAATGGTGGTGTAGCATTCGAAAATAGAAATATCGAAGCAGCATTTGTTATGATGCCTACAATTAAAAACAGGAAGCGCTTGTTATCAAATATCATAGGCGAAATACATGGTAAAAAAGTTAAAATTTTTGAACCAGATATCGATACACACTATTACATAGGCCGCATAAATGTAGGTGCATTAGAAGATGATCATCCAGTATTTCGTTTCCCAATTACCGCAGAATGCGAACCTTACAGGTACAAGAAAGATTTGACTGTCGTAACAGAAGTTGTAGTAGGCACACAAATCATATCTTTGGTAAATGAAGAGATTGATACCGTGCCAACGATTACGTCTTCTGCACCGTGTACGATTCGTTTCAAGAATGCACAATGGTCTATCAATGAAGGTACAAATACGATTGCGCTTGTGCTGTCTCGAGGAATCAACGAATTAACTGTAATAGGTGATACGACGATAACATTCGAATACCAGGAGGGCTCAATATAATGTACACAGTAACAATTGATGGTAATTATCTTAGTCATCCTAAATTAAAGGATTACCAAATAACTGATCCTGTATTAAATCAGGAAGTAAATCAAGTTCCTAATTTTGATTTTACAATTTATTCAAATCACCCAATGTACTCCAGTATTAAACGGTTAAAATCCGTTATAGAAGTATTCGATGATGGTGAATTAATCTTTAGGGGTCGTCCAATTAATGATGCAACAGGGATGTACAAACAATTAACTATTATGTGTGAGGGAGACCTCGCATTCTTTAATGATTCGGTCATTTTTCCTTATACCTTTAACGGAACACCTAAAGCACTACTTCAGAAGTATATAAACGAACATAACAATCAAGTAGATTTAGATAAGCGATTCTCGGTCGGAAATGTGACTGTAGTCGATAACAATGATTACATCATAAGAAGTAACATTCAGCACACTGCAACATGGACTGAACTAACTGATAAAACCATTGGATTAATGGGTGGGTATCTTATCTTAAGAAGAGAAAACGATACTAACTATATTGATTGGTTGAAAGATAGTCCATATAGAACATCTCAAACAATTGAATTGGCTAAAAATCTACTAGACTTCAATCAGGAAGTTAACGCCGATGAAATCATCACTGTATTGGTTCCGCTGGGTGCTAAGTTGAAAGATGCGGAAGGTAACGAAACGGATGAACGATTAACCATTGAATCAGTCAACGGAAAGTCACCATATATTCGACACGAATTAGGTGTTGAACGTTACGGGAAGATTGTTGGTTACCAGGTGTTCGATGATGTAACCAACCCAAGCAACTTAAAAACAAAAGGGGTATCTTCATTAAATCAACTTGTTAACTTAGGTGTTTCAACAACTATTAAAGCAGTAGACATGAATATGGTTGATAAGAACATTAAGAAAATTCGATTTTTTGAATATGTTCGTGTCGTGTCTGAAGTTCATAACCTTGATGAAGATATGCTCATTAAAAAGCAATCTATCAATTTAACGGATCCATCACAAAATACTATCTCAGTAGGTGTAGATATAAAAACATTTACCCAGAATCAACTTGATAGAGATAAAATCATTCGAATTATCAAATCTGATTATGTTACAAACGCCCAAATGAAAGGCATGACAGATCCATTAATTAAGCAAATATCTGAAATCGATCAAAAATATAACTTGATTAGTTTGTCGGTTGAAGAAATGAAGGAAAATATCCCACGTGGGAATCTATTGCCTAACTCAAGTAATCAACTTGGCTATGAAGGATGGTCCTTTAATCAGCCGGGACGATTGCCGGGATTTGCACCACCGAAACGACCTATGAATACAACAAGTCCAACATATATGATTATTCCCAATGCAGAGTCTTTAAGTGGCATGTCAATGTTATTTGATACTGAAGGGACGGCGAATACGCCTTATGCTGCTGTTATTCCCGATGTAAAGCATTCGTTTAGGTTGAAACGAATCGGCGGTAACAGCAATGTTTCGATTGAAGTATTGGAATACACTACGCAATCATCAAAGGAACATAAAACACACCGCTTCGATTTTGGTGATATGGAAGCGATTATCCAGGGTTCAGTCGAATTATTGGCCAATACGCGTTATGTCCGACTTGGAATCATCACACATGACGACACAAAAAGCGATAACCTACTTGCATTAGGAGAACTCATGTTTAACCGCGGCGATCCATCAATATGGCAAGAGAGTGCAGGAGATGTGTTCAATTATGCAAAAGCAGAATTGAAGATTCAAAAAGACATGATCGAGGCACGCGTGGATAAGAGTAATGTTGTTTCGACAATTAACCAAACGGCAGAGAAGATTAGAATAAAAGCAAACCTTCTAGAACTTGACGGATTGCTTACGGTCACAAACGCAGCAACTTCAGGAGCAACTGTGATCAATGGTGATAACATCACTGCCGGAAAGATTAAGTCGCGCCATATTGAGTTTGATAATGCAGTAGGTAAAGATGTAAATCTTACTGGAACAATAACAGCTACTGCAGGTAAAATAGGTAACTTTAAAATCAACCCTAACGAGCTTACTCTTGATTCAATTTATTACACTAAAAAATTCACGGATGCAGATTTAGCACGAGTTCAACAGATCATTGAGAAAGATTTAGTGCCTACACAAAAAGACTGGGATGAATTGGATGTTAACAGAGATGGCACTTTTACAGTATCCGATATGTCAATAATGAAGTCAGCTATGCTTGGATATATGCCTAATCCGATCCCAATGGTGGCAAATGTAAATATGGGAGATTCATATGGAGACATTAGGTCATCATTATTGGGAGGTAATAACAGCAACTTCGCGATTGGGACGTTTATTCAACCAGGTGCTGTAAGGTCGTCAACTGGAATATTCGAGAATTTATTCTTCAAACCTGGGTATGAACAACAGTTTTATGAGTTGGAACTAGACAATCTTACTGGAGCTGATCAAAATGGATTATTCAATATAAAAGCACGGAAAAGGAATGTCGTGAGAGGAGTAAAATAATGGATGTAGATATAAAAAAAGTTATAGCGGAAGCTATGCAAACAGTAGCAGATTTACAATACGAGCTTTGGGTATCAAAAGCGTGTAATCAGAAACTTATGGAAGAAAATGAGTTTTTAAAATCTCAGCAAAAAGAAAAGGAGTGATTAATACATGTCAATCAAAAACTTTTTAAGCTATCTATTTAAAGATAACGACCCAATAACAACCGACTTATTCGATGCGAATTGGGGTAATGGGGTTACCGCTCACCTTAACAGTCTATTAAGAGCCCCTCATATAACAATTCCAAGCGATGATAGGCAGGCTCAATTACTTCTTGAAGGGTCAAATTACTATATTGGAGCAGACGGGAAAGACCTAGGTTATCCGGTCAACTATTTAACTTTAATAAATATGAAGAGAGATGACAATCTAGTGGTTCAATTAGTGTACTCTCACGCTGGAATATGGACTAGAACTGTCGATCATACTAACTCTAACCTTGAATGGGGTCTTAAAGCTCCTACTCCTATCACATATGGTATAACTCAAGGAAATGGAGTAACGAGTCTAGCGAGAAACAAGATAACAAAGACAGGGACATTGGTAGTTGTAGAAATTGCAGGTACATTTACTTCGGGAACAGGTAATAAAGTAGTTGGAACATTGCCTCTTGACGTAGTTCCTGAACGAGCATTAAGAGCCATTGGAGTTGCATTAACTACGTCGAGTACATATGGTGCACAGCAGTTCATAATTAATCAAGGGACGCGTGAAATTATAGCTGAGAACATTCCATCAACAGCCGCCGGTGGTGCATTCCAGTTAAATATTAGTTATACAATTTAAAGGAGACAATATGCAAGAAATCATATTATTTATTAAGAGCGATCCATTGTGGGTCGCTTTATCATTATTACCGCTAGCAATTATAGCGAAGAATTTACTTGGTGCAGGTCACGCACAACAGTCTAATCAATTAAATTGGAACTATCTGAAACGTGGATTGTACAAAGGATTACTAATTTATACGGCAATCGCGGTACTGTCTGTCATGGCTGCTCTAAGTAATGATTTGAGTGTCAATGTTAATGGAGCAAACTTAACACTCGTACAGGCGGTTACAGTCGTTATTATGGGAGCAGTTGCCGTATACGTGAAAGATATCTTCGCACTATTTCTATTAATCTTTAAGCAACCAACAACAATTGATGAAAGTAAAGTAATTAAAACAGAAAGCGGTACTTATGAGTACCAGGAGGACAAGTAATGTTACATTTCACGGAATATGCTCAACAAGTAGGATTAACAGTCAAACAGAACTTTACAGGTAAAGTAAGTTCAGTTTATGGATCAACACGTGCATCAAGTTATGCACATCGAAAACCAATCGAAATGGTCGTTATTCATACAACCGCAAATACCGCACCTGCAGTTAATGAAGCAGCAAACCTTGCTAACAACAATGGTACAAACTCATTCAATGCAGTTGCTGATGCAAATGAAGTATATGAAACTGTACGATTCAGTGATGTATCACATCATGCTGGAGACAAGGATATTAACCAACGTTCTATCGGTGTTGAACTAGTTGAATCCAACATTGAGCAAGGATACATTAACTTAGTTAAGTACCTTGGATATGCAATGGTTCAGTTGGGCCTGTATCCGTCCACGAAGACCGTAAGATTACACGGTGAGTTTGTACACACCTCATGCGGTTCGTTCTATATGCGCAAGGGAATGAACAATATCGTTCGTGATATTATCAAATACTACAACATTGCATTGAACGGAACTTCACAAGAAGTAAATCCAACTCCAAAACCTGAACCAGTTGTTAAATCAAATGAACAGATTGCTGCAGAAGTAATGCGTGGTGATTGGGGTAATGGTGATGATCGATACAACCGGCTTACAAATGCAGGTTATGACTACTATGCAATCCAAGACATTATCAATGGCGGAGTAACACCTACAAAATCAATTGATGATGTAGCTCACGCAGTTATTCGTGGCGACTATGGAAATGGTCAAGCACGCTATGACAAACTACGTGCGGAAGGATATGATGCAGATGAAGTCCAATCTCGAGTGAATGAGATTCTAGGATAGTCCTATGTCCAACTATGAATTCATGGGAATGATTGTAATTGTTGCTATTCCTACAGTTACAAGTATCTTCAAGTTATCAATTTCAATTGCTAAATTTGCGAATGCGGTAGAAAACTTAACTGCGTGGCAAAAGGTTAAAGATGATAAGGATGACGAGCAAGATAAGCGTTTAGATAATCATCAGCAAGAAATCGATAAGATTAAGAATACTCATTACGAAAAAAATAGAATAAACTAGCAATAAGCCACTCTCTTGATTGAGGGTGGTTTTTTTTATTCGGTGAGATATACGTGCTTGCATAAATAACACAAAGTGTGTAATAATACCAACAAGAGGAAATTATGGGCATAAATTGGCGTTTGGTGATGTGAAGCACTTTTTTTATGTCCCTTCTTATATGGTATAATATGCATAGGAGGAAATTATTATGGCAGAAACAAAGTATATTCTCGATAAAAATAAACTTGTGAGATATATGATGCAAGTTCATAATGATGAGTATAGCGGAGAAATTAGCAGAATCAAATTACAAAAAGGTTTGTATTTCTTATTCGCTTTTTGGGCACAAAATATGTCGGAAGCAACCAACCAAAAAACTGAAATCGACGATCTAATTAAAACGGAATCAGAATATTTATTTGACGCTGGATTTGAAGCATGGGCCTATGGTCCGGTTGATGTTGATGTTTATAAAAAACACAAGAGGAATGAATTAGTAGCATTTACACAAGAAGAGTCAAATGAGTTTCTAAGAGAGAATAATCCAGTTGTTAATAGCTACTTACATTCAATGACACGAAAAATATTCAACTCTAGTGACTTTGGTCTAGTAGATTTGTCTCACAGAGATAAAGTTTGGTCGGACAAGTATGACCCTAGTGTTCCGTATAATGATGAAGTAATCACAGCGGAAGAAATTGTAAATGAGTACAAGAAAAAATAATAGGAAGAAATTAACTTTAGAAGACCTCAAATCGCTTGATATGGGGTTTTTTAATGAAGGAAATAATGTATATGGTTCATTTGACGATGATAAAGGTTTAGAAATTAATGAAGATAAATTGGTGGAGTCAGATGAACGTATAGATAAATTAGTAATTTCGAGTAGTGTATATACGGTCCAAATACTAGGCAGTTCGAAGAGCTATAAAAGTGATGAGGAATCGTTTACCAATTTTCTGTCAGATAATAACTCACGAACTATGATAAATTCGCGTTTGACGGATGTTCTAAGGTTGGATGGAAAACGTATCGAAGCTAGTAAAATACCAATTAGTCATGACAGTAAACTGGATTTGAATCACTATAAAACTGGAACGCGAGTAAAAAAACTATTAAACGGTCTTGGAATTATTGAAACTGATATAGATAAATCGAAATATGTTGTCCAAGGTCTTTCAGAAATACTTGGAAATCAAAGCGGAGACTTACTTCGAATATACACGAATAAAGATATACCTAATAACATACTAAAAGTTTTAGTTTTCGATCCCTATCACTTGTTTGCCACTTCAAATACTAAAGATTATGAAGAAGTATATAAAAATAATAATACGTGTATAAGTGAATTGATAAAAAATATAATGTATTAA